ATGGCAGATCAGATGAAACCGACACCAAGAAGCACCATACTGGGGTTGTTCTCTGACGTTGTGAATCTGCCTTTGGAATACATGAGTTCACCTGAGAGGACTCAGCAGATGCAGGGTGCGGCTCAGTTCCTGTATGGGACTGGTATCCCTAAGACTCTTGAGCGTATGTCCTACGGTGACTCGTTGTTCACTGGTTCAGGCATGACCTTGCGCCCTAGAGAAGAAACAATCAATGCGGCAATGAATGTTGCGCCTTTTGCGCCTGTAGCTGGCAGGGTTGCTGGTCGAATGATTAAAGCCACAGAGGGTTTGCCTGTTGGGATGGGGATTAAAAGTGTCGGAGATGACATCTTCAAACTATCCAAGCAAGAATTCTTAGGTAAGCCAAGAATCACAAAAAATGCTAATGCGGCAGACTTAAAGCCTATTGAACTGACTACCTTGAAAGATGTTGAGCCACAGCCTTTCATGGGTGGTAAGTACCAGATCAAAATGAATGAAGATGGTGCGGTTGTTCTTGATAAAGGGAAACCGATAGCAAGCTACAACTTTGGAGATACCTTAGTTGTTGACAAACCTTATAGGAAATCTGGACTTGCTCAAGAATTGGTTTATGAGTGGAGAACTTCATTCCCTGCGCCAGCAGTAGCTGAAGAACGAACTAAGGCATCCCAAGCTATACAAGAAAAAGTTTGGGAAAGAATACAGAATGAAAAGCGTTCTTTGCCTGAACAATCACCATACCCCCAACAAGCCGCATTAGACCTTGCACAAGAACGAGCCGCATTACCTATTGAACAAGGTGGTCTTGGTTTGCCAGCTAACAATACGCCAGAGATGAGGGCGGCGGCTATGGGGTTTGAGAGTGGTTATGTTCATGGAAGTCCAAACCCAGACATTACAAATCTAAGACCATCAATTACAGGCGCACAAGGTGAAGGAATTTACTCCACAAATTATTTGCCTGAAGCTAATATGTATTCAGGCACAAAGGAAGGCGCAACAAATTACCCTTTGTATGTAAAAACGCAAAACGCATTAGATGTTGGCGAAAACAATCCATATGATGTTTTGGGTTTTGACTTGCAAAGTCAATTATCTCAAAGACAAAAAGATGCAATTATTTCAAAGCAAAAAGAAACAGAAGATTGGCTGATAAAGAATGGCGTTCCTATGATGCCATCAAGAGAGCATTATGTATCTACACTTCCTGAAAATTTCAGATCACGCTTCGCCGCCTTTGACCCATTCCGCAGGGATGTAGCAACGGCTACTGCAATGGGAGTTGCCGCACCTGATTTGTTAGCGCAACCATTTGACCAGTACCAGATTCCACAAGACACAACCCCCATGTATACCGACCCCTTTGGAAATACAATCGGTTCATCTATAAGGTAACACTATGGCAACAGACAAGTTAGAGCAAAACGAGTTTTATCAGCCTACAGAGGCGGATAAAGAATTGACAGGGTTTGTCGTTGACCACTGCCAACGCTGGCGTGATTACCGTGATGTCAACTTCTTACCCGATTGGCTAGAGTACGAGCGTATCTTTCGTGGTCAGTGGGCATCTGAGGATAAGACAAGAGAATCAGAGCGTAGCCGTATCGTCACCCCCGCTACCCAACAAGCTGTTGAGACTCGCCATGCTGAGATCATGGAAGCTATCTTTGGTCAGGGTGACTTCTTCGACATTGAAGACAATATCCAAGACATTGGCGGCAATCCTATTGATGTTGAGTTAATCAAGTCTCAACTGATGGAAGATTTCAAGAAAGACAAGATCAGGAAATCTATCGACCAGATCGAGTTGATGGCTGAAATCTATGGCACTGGCATTGGTGAGATTATTGTCTCCACTGAGAAAGAGTACATCCCAACGACTCGCCCTATTCCTAATCAGGCAGGGCAAGCCGCTATTGGCGTGGTTGAGCGTGATCGTATTGCGGTCAAGATTACACCTGTGAACCCTAAGAACTTCCTGTTTGACCCTAATGGGACATCAATTGATGACTGTATGGGTGTGGCTGTAGAGAAGTATGTGAGTATTCACAAGGTTGTGCGTGGTATTGAGCGGGGTATCTACCGCAAAGTAGACATCACGCCTACCTATGAAGACACTGACCTTGAGCCAACTCAGGAAGTTAGCCAGTATCAGGACGAAAAAGTGCTGTTGTTGACGTATTACGGTCTTGTGCCAAGGGAATACCTCAACAATATGCAAGAAAACAAGGATATTGTTGAGTTGTTTCCTGAAAACTCAGCCGCTGAAGACTATACCGATATGGTGGAAGCCATTGTGGTCATTGCCAACGATGGTTTGCTGTTAAAAGCTGAAGAAAACCCATACATGATGAAGGATAGACCCATTCTGAGCTATCAGGATGACACTATTCCCAATCGTTTGTTGGGTCGGGGTACGGTTGAGAAGGCTTTCAATATGCAAAAAGCCATTGATGCCCAGACTCGTAGCCATTTGGATTCACTGGCACTGACAACTAGCCCCATGATTGCTATGGATGCGACTCGTATGCCTAGAGGCGCTAAATTTGAGGTAAAGCCCGGAAAAGCCATCCTCACAAATGGCGCACCAGCAGACATCATGATGCCATTCAAGTTTGGCGCTACTGACCCAAGCAACTTAGCGACTGCCCAAGCGTTTGAGCGTATGTTGTTGCAAGCAACAGGTACGCTGGACTCACAGGGCATGGTCAGCCAAGCCACTAGAGATGGTGGTGGTTCTGGTATGTCGATGGCTGTGGCCTCGATCATCAAGAAATACAAGCGTACATTGGTGAATTTCCAAGAAGATTTCCTGATTCCCTTCATCAAGAAGGCGGCTTTTAGGTTCATGCAGTTTGACCCAGAGCGTTACCCTTCTGTGGACATGAACTTCATCCCAACGGCTACTTTGGGCATTATTGCTAGAGAGTATGAGCAACAGCAGTTCGTTGGTTTGTTGCAGACTTTGGGCGCTAATACGCCAGTTCTGCCGATCATCTTGAAGGGCATTGTGGCTAACTCCAGCTTGACCAATCGCATGGAGATGATTGCGGCTTTGGACGAGATGATGAAGCCTAATCCTCAACAGCAAGAGATTGAGCAGATGCAAGCACAGTTGGCGATGCAAGCCGCACAAGCACAGATTGCGGTTCAGACCACTAAGGCTGAAGAAAACAAGGCAAATGCTGTGAAACTGTCGATGGAAGCACAGTTGATGCCTCAAGAGATTCAGGCCAAGAACATGGCCTCTATCACCAAGAACTTGCCTAATGAAGATATGGCATCTTCACAGGAGTTTGACAAGCGGGTTAAGATTGCTGAACTGATGTTGAAAGAGGCAGACATCAAGAACAAGTCTAAGATTGTCGAGTTGCAAATGGCTGACAAGCAAAGCAAGGTCGAGAATGACTTTTTAGACAGATTGTCTAGGGAACTCACATAATGGATATTCTTGACTTAGAGCGCAAGCTAGGCATTGAGAATATGTCTGCTGATGAGCAGATGGCTTTATTGACTGCGCTACAAAAGTCTGCTGAAGAAAAAGCCGCTAAAGCCAGAGAAGAAACGATTGGCAAGAGTGCTGAATTGGTGATTCAGGGCTTAAAGCGTATTAAGACTGACCTTGAGAGTCGATTTGCAGACTTGAATTCCTCTATTCAAGATCGTGCTTCTAACTTGCGTAATGGCATTGATGGCAAGGATGGACGAGATGGAAAAGATGGAAAGTCGGGTCGAGATGGACTCAAAGGCGATAAGGGTGACGCTGGTAGAGATGGGCGTGATGGAGTGGATGGTGCTGACGGTGTTTCTGTTACCGATGCTCGCATTGATTTTGACGGTAGCCTTATTATCGTCCTGTCTACTGGTCGTGAACTCAATGTTGGTGAAGTTGTTACTCCTGACCTTGCAGAACGCATCAAAGTCATTACTAATGGTGGCGGTACTTCTCAGTCTGTACTTGATACTCTAGCTTCCCTCCAAACCCAAATTAACAATCTGATTCCTAGCCAATCAGGTAATTCTGGCAAGTTCTTAACTACCAATGGCACAAGCACATCATGGGCTTCTGTTGCTGGTGGTTTGAGTTACCAAGGAACATGGAATGCGTCTACAAACACTCCTACTCTCACTTCTAGTGTTGGGACAAACGGCTACTATTATGTTGTTGATACTGCTGGTTCAACAAACCTGAATGGCATCACTGACTGGAAAGCTGGTGATTGGCTAATCTTCAACGGTTCTACTTGGCAGAAGATTGACCAAAGTTGGGCTATTGCTGGCGCTAACGACAACATCACTTCCATGACTGGTGTTACAGGTGGTATTTCATCCCCTGATTTCATCCAGTTTGACACTGCCGCAACTGTTACGAATGCAACTGGTAAGTTGTATTACAACGCTGAAGATCAATTCCAAACATTGTCATTCCAGATGAATGGCAATCAGGTTCAGCACATTGGTGAAGAACTGTATTACAGGGTTAAGTTGTCTTCTGGAGCAACCAAAGGCCAAGTGTTGATGTTCACTGGTACTCTAGGCGCTAGTGGTGGCTTGACAGCCGCACCAGCTACAGGGTTGCAACCAGAACAAGCAAGCTATATTCTTGGTGTTGCCGCTGAAACTGGCGCTACAAATGATTGGATATTTGTCACGACTTTTGGTGAAGTCAAGTCAATCAATACAACTGGTGGAGCAGAGAGTTGGGCGCAAGGTGATGTCCTTTACTACAACCCATCTGTCACAGGTGGTTTGACCAAGACCAAGCCAGCAGTGCCTAATGCTATTTGCATTGTGGCGGCTGTTGTCCATGTTGGCTCATCAAATGGCGTATTGTTTGTTCGTCCTACCTATGGTTCTGTATTAGGTGGAACAGATGGAAATGTGAATTTCACATCATTAGCATCTGGCAACACCTTGATTTACGATGCTGTGGCTGGTGTTTGGGAAAACGCTTTCCTAACTGATGGCACAGGTATCAGCATTACTGAGGGTGCTGGAACTATTACCATTACCAACTCTGCCCCTGACCAGACTGTTTCTTTGACTGGTGCGGGTACTACGTCTATTAGTGGCACATACCCTAACTTCACTGTTACCTCTAATGATGCTTTCACAGGTACGGTTACATCTGTAACTGGAACTTCTCCTGTTGCGTCTAGTGGTGGTAACACTCCCGCTATCAGCTTGTCTGCTAATTATGGAGACACTCTAAATCCATACGCATCCAAGACTGCTAACTATGTGTTGGCATCTCCTAATGGTTCTGCTGGAGTGCCTACATTTAGGGCATTGGTTGCGGCTGATGTTCCTACATTGAATCAGAACACAACAGGGACTGCGGCATCAACACCTAAACTGCTTACTACCAACTTTACAATTGAGGAGTCTGGTGGTAAGTTGCTGTTCAAGTATGGGGCAACGACAATTGCTTCTATGTCTTCAACTGGAATCATCACTTCTGCAACAAACATTGT